TTTTAGAGGGTGTAGAAATTGACGAAATAAAAGAAAAAATTATAAAAATATGAAAACTATAAAAAAGAGTAATGAGGTTAGAAGAGTGTCTGATAAAGATGCTATTGTAATGACTAACAGAGGTTGGGAATACTGCCCTAAAAACCTTTGGAAAGAAGAAGTAGTTAAACGTCCGATTAAAGATATGGTTGAAGAAAATGAAAATATTTCAGACAAGAAGAAAAGAAAATTAAGAAAAGATAATAAAAGAAAAAGATATGAAGGAACAAATTAATCACCCAAATCACTATGGAGGTGAGGATAATCCATATGAGGTGGTAAAAGTAGCTGAAGCGTGGAATATAGATAAAGATGCGTATCTATTTAATGTATTAAAATATATAGGACGTAGTGGTAAAAAAGATGGTAACCCTCCTTTACAAGATTTAAAAAAGGCGTTATGGTACTTAGACCGAAGAATTAAAACAATTGAAAATGAAGACAAATACGATTTATACAACCGACTCTACAAAGAAAATGTCGGAGATGGAGGAGGGCTCGATTGACCTTATTGTAACATCTCCACCTTATGGGGTTGGTATTGATTATGATAGTTGGGATGACGACAAGTACTTTGAAGAATATAAAGTATTTTCTAAAGAGTGGCTAAGTCAAGCTCACCGAGTCCTAAAAGATGATGGTAGGATTGCTATTAATATTCCTTATGAAATTAATCGACAAGACAAGGGAGGTAGAATATATTTTTCTGCTGAAATGTGGATGATAATGAAAGAGATTGGTTTTGGGTTTTTTGGTATTGTTGATTTAGAAGAGAGCTCACCACATAGAAGTAAAACTACGGCTTGGGGTAGTTGGATGAGTCCGTCATCACCATATATCTATAACCCTAAAGAATGTGTGATATTAGCGTACAAGAACCTACACAAGAAGACGATTAAAGGAACACCCCAATGGAAAGGGGAATTACAGATGGTAGAAGACAAGAAGAAAGGGGGTATGAGGAATAAGATGGTCTATGAAGATAAAGATAAAAAAGACTTTATGTCATTGGTTTTTGGACAGTGGAATTATTTTGCGGATACCAGACAAAAGACTAAAGCGACTTTTTCTTTAGACATCCCTTACAGGGCAATTAAAATCCTATCCTATAAAGAAGATGTGGTGTTAGACCCATTTAATGGGTCGGGAACGACTTGTTTAGCCGCTGAAATGTTGGGTAGAAAATGGATTGGACTGGACATTTCAGAAAATTATTGTGAAGTGGCTAGAAAAAGAATAAAAGAATATCAGTTGGAACAACAACAACTAAAAATAAATGTTGATGAAATAACAAAATAATTTAAATATGGTTTACTATAAAACTACTGAGCAATTAATGGACCTTGCTAAGAAGAAAGGAATTAAAACTACAGATAAAGGTTTACTGCACTTCAACACTGGTAAGTTTACTGGTAGGTCACCTAAAGATAGATATTTTTCACAAGGTAAATATACGGATAGTGTTATTGACTTTGAGAGGGTAATAAATCAAAAACTAAAAAGAGATAGTTTTATTTCACTAAAAAATGAAATAAAAGAGTACTTTAAAACTAAAGATATTTTACATAGTAGAAAAGTTGCGGGATATAGCTACGAACATATGAGTAGTTTTAATCTTTTAAGTACTGAACCATGGGCTCTTATATTTTTTAATAATATGTTGATAGACCCTCAATCCTTTGTTACAACTTATTCACGTTCATTTACAGAGTGGGAAATATTACATGCCCCTGACTTTGTAAGTAAAAATAAACCTGATGATGTTAAGAATGAAAATTTTGTCATTATAGATTTTGATGATAGAAAGATTTTAATTGCGGGAACAAGTTATACGGGGGAGATTAAAAAAAGTATTTTTACAGTTATGAATACACTTCTCATTGACAGGGGAGTTTTACCTATGCACTGTTCGGCAAATGCAAACACAAAGGTCGGTAGAGGTGTTAATTTATTTTTTGGATTATCGGGTACAGGTAAGACAACATTATCATCTGACGTTCTTAAATACTTTATAGGGGATGATGAACATGGGTGGGATGGGAGAAATATATTTAATTTTGAAGGTGGGTGCTATGCCAAGTTAATTGATTTAGAGAAAGAAAAAGAACCGATTATATGGAACGCTATACATAGTAAATTTACAAGACAAAATACTTCATTATTAGAAAATATTATTGTAGACGATAAAGGTAATCCAGATTTCACCAACAGCGAAATAACAGAAAACATTAGAGTATCTTACCCTTTAGAACAAATAGTAAGTGATGTTAAAGTAAATATGACTGGTAGAGGTGCTGAGGTTGAGAATATATTCTTCTTATCGTTTGATGCATTTGGGGTATTACCACCTATTTCACTATTAGACACCGAACAAGCGGTCGAATACTTTAAACTTGGATATACCTCAAAAGTTGCAGGAACTGAAGTCGGAGTTAACGAGCCCACATCTACATTCTCACCTTGTTTTGGAGGACCATTCCTACCGAGAAAAATTTCTGATTACACAAATATATTTAGAGATAAATTAAAAGAGAATGAAAGTGTTAAGGTATGGTTAGTTAACACAGGATTTGATAAGGACTATAAAAGATTTTCATTGTCACAAACCCGCGGAGTTATTAATGGGGTTATTGAAAGAGATTATGAAGATGATTACATAGAATACAATGAATTAAAAATTCCAAAAAGAATAGGTAAGTACAATATGGAAAAAGTTTTTGAAAAACCTGATAATAATAGACAAGATAAATTTTTTACTATGTTAAAAGACTCCTTATAATGAGGAGTCTTTTTTGTTTAAATATTTTTAATAAAACTTTTACAAAAAAACAATTGACTAATAAAACTCCATACACTATACTAAAGGAACAATAAAAAACAAATTTCAAAAAAATGAAAAAAGTATTAATGGCCTTTGGGTTGGCCCTAACTACCCTAACTAGTTTTGCTCAATCTACAGCGTGGTCTGTAATTGAAGGAAGTGAAAACCACAATTATCTTGAAGCTGCAATTATCTTATCGGGACTACAAGACACCTTAGAAGGTGAAGGTACATTTACAGTATTAGCTCCAACTGATGCTGCATTTACAATTTTAGCTGAGGAAATGGGTACCCCAGTTGAACAACTGCTTGAACTGCCAAACCTTACTGAAATTCTTATGTACCATGTACTCCCAGAAGTATATTTATATGAGACACTTCTCCAATCTGGGGTTAATTCTATGCATAATACTTTACTTAATGAACCTATTTACTTTCAATCACAAGCCACAAGTGTTACTGTGAATGGTGTAGCTTCAGTAACTACATCAGACATTATTACTGATAATGGAGTGGTCCATGTAATTGACCGAGTAGTACTTCCCCCTAATGGCTTTGGTACATGTAATGCTTATTTTGATGTATCACAGGAGGAAAATTCATTAGGAGTAACTATTACACTTTACGATTATAATCCAGATGCAACTTACACTTGGGACTTTGGAGACGAAAGCACTCCTAGCAATGACCCCTTCCCTACTTATACTTATGATACAAACGGACCTCATGTTCTTTGTTTAATTGTAGAGGATGAGAATTGCGATTTTGGTGGAGATACTTACTGCCAATCTATCTCAGTGGATTCATTAGGAGTATTGAACGGGTTTATAGAAGGATTCACTATCAACGTTGTAGATGGTGGTGAAGGTGGTACTGAACCTGTAGTAACAGCGGTATGGGATTGGATTGAATCAAGTGATGTCCATAATTACCTCGAAGCTGCGGTTATCGCTGGAGGTCTACAAGAGACTTTAGAAGGTGAAGGTACCTTTACAGTATTTGCACCAACTGATGATGCGTTTGTTCAATTGGCAACTACATTGGGTGTTGAAGTTACTGACCTTTTGGTTCTTCCTAACTTGACTGACATTCTATTATATCACGTATTGGGAACCACGGTTTTGAGTACCGACTTGTATGACGGTTTAGAAGCAACCACAGTAGGTGGAGGTACCTTGACTATTGGTGTTGGTGAAACCGTTACCGTAAACGGAACTGCAACTGTTGTGTTGGCCGATTTGGAAGCACAAAACGGAGTCGTTCACGCTATTGATGCGGTACTATTAGATAATACCACTAACAGTGTTGGTGAGATTCAACCCACAGATGTTAAGTATGACGGGTTCTACTACAACATTATGGGTCAGAGATTTAATAGTTTGAGAGATGTTCCATTTGGTACAGTTTATATGTACAACGGTAGAAAGTTCATTAGAACTGAAAACTAAGATTAAAATATTTTAATTAACTTAAAGCCCCTCCTTGTGAGGGGTTTTTTGTTATAGGTGATATTTATATTAAAATAAGTTACTATGAGACAATTCAGAATTGATAACTCGGAAAAAGATAGGATATTAAACCTTCACGAGTCAGCGACAAAAAGACAATATTTAAGGGAACAAGAAACCGAATGTGTGCCGATAAATGAGGTAGAAGGTATTGAAGAAGTTGTTAAGGATAAAAATAGGTTAAATTGGCTGATAGATTTAAAAGGTGAGGAAGTAAGTGAAGTATGTCGTGGTGGATATGGAAGTAAATATATATTTAGATTAGAGGAAAACCCTGATTTAACAGTAGCGTCATTCTCATTGGATGGTGACTTAAACATTGAAAGTGTAGGAGCATAATGAAAAAGATACTTAAAGAGTCGGGACTTAGAAACATTAAAGAGTTATCCAAGAGATACCCAAAAGCTAAGATATATTTCCACCAAGACTTGGATGGAGTAACTACTGCATTGGCGATGAAAAACTATTTAGAAAATAATGGAATAAAGGTAGTCGATTCCGAAATTATACAATACGGAGATAAAGAATTCGCGGTAAAGAAAATGGACGCAAAAGGAGACACGATGCCCGTTCTTGTAGATTTTGCCCATGGTAAACCTATGTTTGTTGTACATACAGACCACCACGATAGCCAAACAGGGGTTGAAGGTGACACATCAACCTCATTCAGGTCTTCTCGTTCTAACGTTGAAACATTATCACAAATAATGTCACCTTCTGATATATTTCCATCTGAAGACGTAACTTTAATCTCTACTGTTGACTCAGCGGATTTCGCCAGATTTGGTTTAGAACCACAAGATATAATGAACTTCATATTTAAAGTTCAAAAAGATAAGGGACTTCAAAAAAATAAAATGGCGTTAGGTTTAGCAACTAACAAACTTTTACTAGCTTATAAAAACAAACCCAAATTTTTGGAAAAGTTGGTTATGTCTTCAACACCATCACTTTTAAACATATTTCAAAATATTAACAGAATTGCTCAGGAAGAAGGATATGCCTCACCTGAAGAAATGAATTTAAATCAACAAGGTTACGTTTCAAAACAAAAGGATAGTGAAAAGGTAACTGTAGATGACAGTATTATAGTACAGTACGGTGGAGGTTCTATGTTTAAACCAGGGTCTTATGATAGGTATACACCTTTTAAAAATAACCCTGACGCTGACTTCTTAGTTATTGCATGGCCAATGGGATTGGTACAAGCGAGTTGTAATCCATTCAAAGGTGAGAGAGAATTGAAAGGTGTTAATTTAGGTGAGATTGCTCAAGAAGTGTTAGCAAAGTGGGAATCACAACTAAAAGAAAAGATTATTCCACTATCCACAATCAAATGGGTTTCTGAATCAAATAAAGGATTTGACGAAGAGTCGGTAGGTTTTACAAATGCAGATTTAGAAGCGTTTTATGGTGATAAGGTAAGGTCGATAGATGGGGGAGATGAGTATATGGAAAGACTCAAAAATATTATGGATAAACCATTTAATGACTTAACGGATAGTGAATGGGCGATACTTGATAAGTTGGGAGTACCAGCTTGGGAAATGGTTCAAGCTAATTCAGGAGGACATAAATGTATAACTAACATATCAGCTTTAAATTATTTCGGTAGAAGTAAAAGACCACCTTCAGGTAAGAAAAGTTACGGTAAAAAAGAAGGTGACGCTCCTTATGTTAAGTTCGTTAAGATGATTCAAAGAAGATTCGTAGAAATTTTAAAAGAAAAAATAGACGGAAGTAAAAAAAAAAGCGTGACTGAGTCCGCTAAAGATTTAAGAGACAGCTTAAGGGTTTTAGGGTATAAAGAAAAAGGAAATGAGATATCAAATAACGGAGAAATTACTGATGAATTATCAGATAAATCTTCAGAGTTATTTAGAATTATAAAAAAAACTTTACCTAAGGTTAATATTAAAGTAACTGCGGGTAACGACAGACACCATAGGAGAATTAACAATAGTCTACACCCAAGAGGGAAGGCGTTGGATTTTACCGTTAAACCTAAAAAATATATAGACCAAGTAGAAACATTATTACGTATATTCAAGAATAATACACCAAACTTTAGATATAATAATGAATATGTGAATAAATCTAAGAATTGGACTGGAGGACACTTTCATATTTCATATGATAATATAGAAAAATTAGATTTAGATGTTAAACCCATAACCACCAAAATTAATACACCTATACTCCTCCCTTTACCACCAGTAAAATTACCTGAGTTTAAAGACACCGAATTACGACTTATCGGAAGATACTCAAGAGGTGAGGACGTTAAACTTGTTCAACAAATTTTAATAGATTTAGGTTATGACTTAGGTCAATACGGTACTAATAAAGATGGGGTTGATGGTATATTCGGTAAAAAAACGCAAGAAGCGGTTAAAAAATATCAGTCTGATAATAATTTAAAAATGATTGATGGAATTGTGGGACCTGAAACCTACGGTTCTTTACTTAGTTGAAGTATTAATTTAAAGAAAAAGATAACGTATCACCTTCTTTAATATTTAACAATTCACACGTACCTCCCAACACCTCTAAGACTCCACTACCAAACCCTTTATATGACTCACAATTTGATTGGTCAACACATGGTTGACAATCATAGTGTATTTTAGTTATCTCACCATTATTAAACATAATAATATCGAGTGGTATAATACATTTATAAGTCCAAAAACTTTGTTCACCTGTAGTGGGTAACATAAATAACATACCACTAAAGTCTTCATTAAATGTTTGACCCATCATTCCTTGTGAAATAGTATTAGGTGTTGCACATAACTTGACTTTAAATGTGTTATTATTTATGATTACTCTCATATTAATAAATACTTTAAAATGAAAAATATTATTTACGACGCACTTTTTAAAAAGTATGAGTCTGATAAGGCGAACGCATTGGCAACTCTTGAAATTTACTTTAATAATCCATCAGGAATTGGTGAACACCCAGGGATTATAGAAGAAATGGATAAAATGATTGAAAAATTGGCCACAGCTCAAGGAAATATCGATACTCTTGAAGGTAACTACAAAAGGACATATTCGAAGTAAAATCAAATATTCCCTTATAATGGTTGACTGGTGAATATTTTTTTGTATGTTTGTATAACTTTTTAATGAAAACGATATATTTATCTATTATCTTATAAAAAAAGTTTTGATAATAAGAAAAAAGTTTCTTATCTTTGTTAAAGTTCTTTGAAATACTACTGACGAAACCTCACTGTTTCGAGTTTAAAACAAAAAGATTAACCCCCTTTTTTTAAAGTCATAGTGAGTTTTAGTCAACGGCGGTTTAGCGTCGTTAGATAACCCTGGTAACAGGACTAAAGGGATAGATGAGTGTTAAACAACTCTCTAATATCCGCAGTCGTATGGCTGACAACTAAACAAAGTAGCTACAGTAAAAACCCTAAGGGCAACTGCTAAAGGGATAATACTACTCTGAATCCGTGGAATATCAGAGTTGAGATGGTGACATCAACAGGAAAAGCTATAGGTGACGGTTCGACACACTCTGTCAGGTGTTGTAGGGCTGGGTACCAGTATGATGGGTCTCCGATACGTTAAGTTAACGTGGTCCTGAATTACCGTAAGTTGACAGACTTACAGAGGGATGTGAAGCATTCTGTACTCCAAAGGTATAGAACTTCTCTCGAAGCACATCTTTCATAAATCCATGTTGTTTATCTAAAATTTAATTAGAAAGGCAAGAGTCTTCGAGCGTTGATGACGAAAGGTGTCTAATACTTCGGACCTTTGTCAACGAAGTTTTCCTTCAGACCGCAAGTCTAAGGATGTTGGTTATAAAATACCTCGTGGGTTAGCTAACCCTTTAATAGACCGCAAGTCTTAAGAGAGTAAAGTAATAATCGAGTAGTTATCAACGATACGAGTGGTTACCGATAGTAACCGACACTGATTCGATACCCCTGTCAATGGGGTGGATAAGTGGGGAATAAAGTAATAATAATCCCACAAAAGACGAATCTTTCAAACGTGTAATCTCAACGTCCTTAACCCCCATCTCATATTATATATATATAAATAAACCTCAGTCTTAGTCGACTGAGGTTTTTTTACTTTAACGATATTTATTAACATACTATGAAAGAACTTATACGTAAAATATTAAGAGAGGACTTGGAGTATTTACAGGTTAGTAATGTGTCACCCAAAAACGATAATTATGGTTTAAGTGAATCAGTTACTAAAGGTAAAGACAAGTTCAACGTCATTGATAAAAAGACAGGTGAAATCGTAGACGATGGACTACCTAAAGACTTAGCTCTGAAACTAGCAACAAAAAAGAATGGATGGGTTATTGAAAAAGTGGGAGACATAGAAGATTTAGACCTTAAAACCAAAGAATTTTTATTCAAATATTGGAATGAAAATGGTACACATAAAACACCGTTTAGATATATAGGTTTAGATGAGTTAACGCACGAACTTGAGGTTGACAAACTTAAGGTCGAGTTTTATGGTGGTTATGATAAGGCTTTAGAATTGCTTAAAGAAGAATTAGGGATAGGTAAGAAAGTACATATCTCCGATGCGGGTTATGAATTTGATTTTACACCTTTAGACTTGAGTATTATCGAACAAAGAACTGACAATCCCGATAAAAATCCTTATGATGTTGATTTAGGTGTAAACGGTCTTGTTACTGATGGTTCGGTGAGACTTTTAAATGATGATGACAATTATAAATGGGATTTTGACGAATTATTTAGTGGTAATAACGACATAGATGAAGACACTTTATATGAAATTACTGGTGAAATAGGTCTAGCAATTAGACAACATCTTTTTAATGTATTTGATAAGTATGGGTTATTTATTGGTGGTTTACACCATAATTATAAAGATGCTTGGAGAAAATAATCATATGATATGAGAAATTTAATAAAAAAGATACTAAGAGAACAAGCGGACAACTATGACGGTATACCAAATATAGATGGTATACCCAATAACGAGCCGGTGAGTTTTAATAGGTCAGAGATACAAAAAAAAATTAATAATTTAAGAGCATTTTTACATAGTGATAATGGATTAGGTCTTAAAAAATTGGTTAACGACATTCAAGATGAAATAAAATCACCTATGAGTGACGAGGAAAAAGAAAACTCAAAAGAATGGTTACTTAAGTTAAAAAATGCTAATAAAATAAATCCTTGGTATTACAATAAACTCTTAGAAGAGTTAGAAAATTTTAAAAGAGTTGAAGTTAACGGAAGATGGCACCACTCAAATAAGATAAACACAAATTATACCTTACTTTCTGAGTTGGTTACTGACATTTTATTTGAACAAGGTAGAAATGATATCTTACAACAAATTTCTGAGGAAAATAACCCGACCCGATTAAAAGACATCTTAAAAAAATATAAAAATGATATCCAAACTGAGTTTGGTAATACGTTTGATGGGCATAACTTAATAGATTTAGCAGATAAAAAATTAGGGGTTACGGATAGAATAGGTTTAGCGACTGAAAATAAAGCGGTAAAGTGGATTGAGAGCGATAAATGGGGAGGTACCGTTGTAAGACAAGGGGGAGATGGTGACTTTATAGATATGAAATTAGGTATCGACTTAATAGTAGAATTTAAAGGAAAATTATACACTATACAGGTAAAAACTAGTGTAGGTCAAAAAGAAGATTTTATTAAAAGATATTTGGCAGGTAGTTATAAAGCAGTCGATATATTAATGTATTTAGATAAAGGAAATGTAGTACCGATTAACTTAAAAAAATTAAAAAAATGAGTAGTCTACCTGAAATAGTAAAAAAACAAATTGATGATACAATTAATGGGTTATCATATATAGAAGTAGAAGATAGAGACTTACCTGGATTTAATTATGATGGTCGACTTTATGTTAATAAAGAAGGAGAACCAATATTTCTTACGGTAAGGAATATTATGGATAGAATTGATATTAAACTATTCTCCAAATCTAATCTACTTTATTTCGGATTTAGTCAATCTAAGGATATGCAAAATTATTTCAAGAAAAAACTTAACGATATAGGGATAAAATTTCACGTTGCTTATATAATGAACCCTAGTGAGGAAAACAACCTAAAAGATTTAATAACTAAGTATCAGAATACTGAAGATTAGAATTATTCTTTAATTAAAAATCCTTTAAACCACTCAGTTATTTCTGTGGGTTTATACTCAACACCCTTCCTCTCGTAGTAAT